ATCCGTATACCAGAACGTAAGCAACGTTTACTGGATAAGTATGATGGTACTAATGGGGTGTTAAATTTCTATGTATTCCGTGAGGATATGAAACAAGTATGGCGTATCAAAGACACATTGCTAACTCAAGAAAGTTTAGCTGAAGCTAAGGGTAGGTACATACAGAAAGGTGAACTGTTCTTTCACATCCCCTATACATCAGCAGAGTTGGTGAATACATAATGGCTAAATGGAAGGAGTTTCACATAATGAAAGATCAAGAAACATTTGATCCAGTAGAACGTCCTGCTCACTATAACCAAGAAGGCGTAGAGTGTATTGATTATATACGACAAGTTCTTGGTTTAGATGGGTTCATCGCTTACTGTCATGGAAATATGATTAAGTATTCACATAGATATAGGTACAAAGGTAATGGTGTTGAGGACATGAAGAAAGCAGAATGGTATCTTAAAAGAATGAATGAAGCACTGGCAGAAAAATATAAATAGGGTGATACATGGGCAGACCAACTAAAGCAGAGCAAAATAATCTACCACCTCTAGAAGAGGAAGCTAAGGCTTACACTAAAAAGAATAGGCCAAAAGAAAAACCCCTAACCTCTCGTCTATACCTAACAGGTCAAGCCTTGTCGGGTATACTTGCAAGTGGTAGGGGTTCTGGTCGTACTGATGAAGTTAAACGTGAAGCTTATGGTTGGGCTGATCACATATTAGAAGATGATGATGATTAATCTAGGTTAAGTGTACCATAAAATATATCATCGTAGTTATCTACAAGATTTTTAATACGGGTGAGTTTGCTTAATGCATCCTCATCCTTTAGTATATCTGACAGGTCTCCTTTGATATCTAAGAAGTCCATTACTTCTTTTACTTTCTTATCATTCTTTGAAGAAAGAACACGAACCATTTCTAATGTGCGTGGTAATTCACCAGTCTTCATAATCTGACTAGTCTTTTGTTTTGCTTCAGCTATTATCTTCTTTACAAGTGCTTGTCTTTGTTTAGTATCTAAACCTTTAGAACCTGACTCAAAAAAGTTTGGGTTCTTATCTAAGTATTTCCTAGCTGTAGTCTCTAATATAGGAGCAACAAGTCCTTCCATATAATTCTTTACTTCAGCTGGACCATCAAAGCTTATAGCTCTCCAACTAGACATACCTGCAGTGTTTAACATAGCTTCCATCATGTTAGGTTCTCTTGAACCTCTAACACCAAGTAGTTGTTTACCTACATCAACCTCTTGATCAAAACCTCTAGTAGCTGTAGCTCTTCTATCTAAATCCTGAACTCCACCCAATTTACCAAAGAGATTATTTATATATTTAGTACCTTGATTAAATGATTCTGATCCTTGTTTAAGATCTGGCATCATGTTGCTATCAGTAACTAACCCAACTAAATTATTTACAGGGTCTAAAGGCCTTGTAACACCTTGAGATAATCTACTTGCTATTGGACCTAATAGTTTAGACCCTATGTCTAAGGTTTTATCGAGACCTTCCTTATCACCACTAAGACTAGCTTCCAAGAGATTATTAAAGTATGTCCACACAGACTTATCAAAGTCTTTAAGATCACGTACAGATTGTCCACCTAATTGTCTACCTAACTCAAGCCAAAGATCTTTAGGCACTTTATCAGGATTAAATTCTGTAACCAATTTTATTACATTACTGCCATCTAAACCATGAGCCATTATTTGACTACCAAGTCTTATAGTAGAACCTGGCCAATCAAATGTACGATCTTCTATAGACCCATCATTATTTCTCTCTTGATTCCAAGAAAGTCCTTGTTTAATTCTTTCATCAGCACCTAAAAAACCTGCCTGTTTCATACCATGAACACCTAGCGCAACACCAGACCAGCCAACAATCATTTTAGCTAGTGCTTCAGATCCTTCTTGAGTAACAAAATCTGCAGATTGTCCAGGAACTATCTTTCTAACTGCAAACCTAAGAGCATTTGCACCTGTCAAATCAGCAGCTGTAGCAACGACAGTGTTGAAGAAGCTACCAAAAGGTACAACATAACCAACAATACTTTTGTTTGTAAGCTGCTCAACACCCCTAGCCATAGTCCTAAAGAAATTACCTCTCTGTCGTTCTAACGTTGACCAATTTACAGAAGCAGTTTCACGCATAGTTCTAAATGCAGCTTTATCTAAAACATTATCTTTAAATCTATCGGTAGCCATCTCAAGAGCTACATCTTTTCTTTGAAAAAATACTTCAGGTAACTCACCGTACTCACGCATAATAGCTTGATTAACATTACCACCAAATGCCCATGTCTTTGTCATCTGATCTTGAAGTCTAACTAAGGTTACAGTTTGTGCACCTTTTGTTACAGCATCTATAGTAGATGTTACTTTATTTTTAGGATCTAAATCAAAATGTTTTAGTGAATCGTTTACACCACCATCACCAGACACATCACGAAATAATTTTTCTACAGTTTTAGGTGATGCATTTAATACCATCTCTGCATATTTATACTCTAGGTCAGGACTCAGTACAGATATCCCACGACGAGTAGCACCTACCACAGAACCCCATGCTCTATTCTTATACTTAATAACCTTATCAACATCACCATTAGTAGCTTTATAAAAGGCACTTTGACTTAAGTTGACTGCACCAGTTACAAAATCAGCTGCTGTATTTATAGATACTAATTGACCAAAACCTTTTAGGTTAGCACCTGTTGTAGATAAATGTGATGTCAAAAGTCTTTTGTAAATACTTAGTGCAAACTCCTGACGTTTTGGTTCTTTTATTTTCTTCTTATCATCTGACTTAGCAAAAGCTTCTAGAGCTTCTTTAGGACTCATCTTCATACCTTCAAGACGACTTAGCTGTGAAGGTGTCCAGAGTATACCACCAGCTGTACTTACACGACTTATAAAGTTTTGACCTAAAGCCTCTGCTGTATAAGCAATATTTAGTTTTTCTCCTGTAGACTTTTCAAACTTTTTTATTGTTCTTTCTGCGGCTTCATCAGTCATAAAATCTTTTACAGCTTGACCCCATATACCTGTAACAGTGTTGTCTTCTAACATACTTTCATGTACGACAAACCCAGAATCCTTTAAAGCTTTCCAGTACCCAGACTTACCATTCGCATCATCACCAAGGAAGAACCTTCTATAGAAAGAGTCAATTAAATCAATATCAACCTCTTTCTCACCTCTTAGCTTGATACCTTTCTTAGCCTGAGCCTTTGCTTTAGACCAATTTAAAAACTGTTTTGAATCTCCATTAAGAGGTCCGAAGTTAGCATCAACAGAATCTATAATAGTTTTTTTATTTACTCTACCCTTTAATAGTTTAAGGGCTTCACCTTTACCTAGTGTTAAAAGGTTTTTGTCAAACTCTTTATGTGCTAACCAAGTGTTCTCCATATACTTACTCTTACGTAAGCCAGATACACCAGCTGAACTAACATAGACTGCAGGTACAACCATAGCACCAAGAGCAGCAAAGGCTGTCTGTGCACCACTATATTCTTCTTGAGCACCTGTATCTATTAACTGCATCTGATAAGCTACATCAGTACCCATATTAACCATAGCATCAACTGCAGTGACTGGAGCTGCTTTAGCTAATGCAGTACCTACAGCTTTACGTGCAGCTGTCTTAGTCATACCCTTCTTTAGATAGTGTTGATAACCTTTTATCATTAGAGTTCTAGCAGCTGCACCTGCAGTCTTAGTAGCTGCAAAACCAAAGATTTTACCTAACCCAAAAGTTAATACTGTTGCTGGATCATGTAAGCCAGCTTTAGTGTAATCCCATATAGCATCACCCATCTCTGAATAAGAACCTGCACCAGTAATTGCATTGTCCATACTGTCAAACAGCATGTATCCTGCACCTAATCTATTCTTTGTTATATCGTCAGCAAATCCAGAGTATGTAAGTTCATTAGCAGTAGTTACTGTTTGACCACCAGCAAATGAACGATGATAGTTCTGCCATATTTCAAAGGCTTCTTCTTTGTCCATATTACGGTAGTCTCTTGGACCTGCTATAGTTCCACCAGTAGTACCACCAGATAAACCTGTAACACCACGATAAGCAGTACCTACTGTACTAGCAGGTTTAAATCTAGCTTCTAGGTTAGAATAAACAACGTCCATAAGGTCTTCATCTTTTAAGAAGTCCTCTTTAATAAGTTTTTTACCATCATACTTTTCAAGTATCTTATTAAGGTTTGCTATAGAACCTTTAGTTGTTATACCCGAAGCTCCACTGATACCATTCCTAGACATAATATCATTAATACTAGTAATATTCTGTTCTACAACGGGTGATTCAACCTCAACCTGTGAGGGTACTTCTTCTACTGATGGTGGTATACCTGATGAACCTAAGTTATTGTTATTCAACAACTCTTGTATACTTAAAGTTCCCACTATATATTACTCCAAAGTTATTTCAACTATTTGATTATCTTTCATATAAGATACTCTATCACCCTCTTTAACAACACCTAAAGATGCCATGACTGCAAGCTCTTGCTCGTCTTTAAACATCTTGGGTAACTTCACAGCATCAGCAAAAGCTGGATTTAAAGGAGCACCATCTGCATTATAATAGTCGGATAATTCCTCCATGTCAGAACCATATAGTGATATCATAGGGCCAAAAATGTTATCTTCTAAATCTAGTGTAGCTTTATTAATAGTTTCTTGTCTGTTTAAGTAATAAGATTTAGCTACATCTAGTTGAGTTTTATTAAGAGTTACTCCACTTAATGTTACCATTTCATCCTTACTTTTTGATAAAGTATTAATGACATTTAATTGTTTAAGTATTTTAGTCTGTTCAGAAATAGCTTTATTTTTAGATATATCTAATGCTCTTTGTTCTACCTTACTTAAATCCTCAATCTGCATCTTCTTGACTAACTCTGGACTGTTAAAATATGTCTGACCAGGTATAACATAACTTTCCCCCATAACTTCCCTATCTTCTGGGGTTATATCAATACCAGTTTCCTTTGCTATTTTATCCCAATCATAGGTTAGTGTTTTAGGGTCTACTGATAGTCTACTAGAAACTACATTACCTATTACCTCATTCATATCTCCAGCATACTCACCACTACCAAATTTATTCTGTGTATCAATAGCAATATCGTAAAGAGATTTTATATTATTATAAGAACCTTGTGCAGTAACACCATTAGCTGCAACTTCTGCAAGTACTTCTGGATCAATGTTAAAGTTTGTAGCTAAAACTTTTACCATAAGTTCTTGATTTAAACCACCTTTAGAAGACTTTCCAGTACCACCTGTAGGTAATACATTAGCTCCTACAAAACCAGCACTAGTCCCAGCAAGATCCCTCAAAGCTTTTCTCAACTCAATCTTACTCATCTTCATATTCATTTTAAATGTTTCATCAGCATTACGACTAGCTAATTGATTCATTTCTAATGTTGCATCATCAAGTTTATCTTGTTGATACATTTCCATTCCAGCTTTAACACCACTCCAATTAACCATTACACATTCCTCCGTGACATAAGACCCATTGGTTTAGGTTCTTCTTCGGGTTCTTCCATCATAGGTTTTTCTTCTGAAGGAACATCTTTTTCTAGTGGAGATAAATCTATCTCTTCTCCATCTTCAATATCTTTTAGTATATCTTCTACTTCTTTCTCACGTAATGCCATGTTTACTTCACGTAAATCTATATCTTCTTCACCATCATTTAGACCTTCATTATAGTCTATGTTAGCCGCATCTCCGATACCTTTTATATATTCATGTATAATAGGCGCAATGATTAAGCTAACGTCTACACTGTGTCTACCCTCAGCAACAGCACCACGAAGAATACCTTCAGTCATTGTTACAACATCTAAGTCTAACGATAATAATCCTACAACAGACTTTACTTTCTTAGGCTTACCTAATCTTTCTATGTGCCACATTACAGCTTCTTCTGGTGTAGTCATCTGCGGTGGGTTTTCCCAAGGAGAGTTCTTTGGTTCTGAGGTCAATGACTGACCAGGAATAGGTGCACTAAACATTATTGTGATCCTTTATTATATTTTTCAGCTTTATCAAACCTTGATTTTAAATTAGGTTTTCCTGGACGTAGATACTTTTCAGATACAACCCTTGCCGCTTCTTTAGCAGTTGTTGTTTTCTCTAAGTCCTTCATGAATCTACCTTCAGATGTATTACGTATCTCATGTATTAAGAAACCAAAGTTAGCTTCGTAAGAATTTATAGGTGTATTATTCTTCTGCGCCCAAGCTTCAAACTCTTTACGTCTTGATCCTGTCCACTGAGCAAAACCATAACCACCTTTAGAACCTTTAATAGTAGGTTCTATCTCTTGCATAAATTTAAACCCAAGAGTCTCATGATCTAGGTTAGCTACAAAACCTGCTGCTTGCTCTTTAGTTAGACCTAAAGTTTCCTCTAAGTCTCCCATTAAATTCATACCTACTTCACTAACTTTGAAGTCAACTTTAGGTCTGTCATCAGCTAGAACCATACCAGCAGCTTCACCTGTTGGTAAAGTATCTTCATAACTAGCTACTTCATTCTTTAATTCTTTATTGTAGTTGATAACTTTCTTATATATGTTAGACATATTATCTACTGAAGGTTGTTCTTCTTCACCTTTAGATTTTTTAGACATCAAGCCATCTCTTAACATCAAGTTTTTATCCATAGGCTCACTAGAGTTAGCATCCTCACTAGGAGTTAGTTTTTGTCTGGCTAGTTGTAGTAACTCTTTATATTGTAGACTCATCTTAAATACCTCCCAGAAGATCTAATCCAAATTTTGTGAACACAGCCCACTTATCTGATTCCTCTTGTGTGTCCCTAACCTTCTGATACTCTTCGTATTTCTTATCAGCTAGTAATATATCTAATGCACGAGTCTTAGAAGCCTCTGCACCTTTATATGCATAGTCCATAAGATCACGTTCACGTTGCCATATCTGATCTATAGTACCTTGAGTAAATGCATTAGCTGCTTGAGCTTGTTGCATATTAGCTTGGTTCTGTGCCTGTGAATTATATGTAGCTACGTTCTGTCTCCACTGTGCATTAGCTTGAGCAATTACTAAAGCATTTTTAGCATTAAACTCTTTACGTTGGTTTTCAACCTGAGCATTAAATTGTCTAGCCGCATTAGTTACACCAGAATTAAACTGTTCTGTGGTATTAAGTTGTGTAGCATTAAACTGTTGAGTCTGTAACTGGAGATTAGCCATGAACTGTTTAGTTTGTGTCTCAGATGAAGCATTAAATTGTTTAGCTGCATTATCTGCTGCTTGATCTGTAAATAATGATTGTATTATTTGTTGAGACTTAAACATTTCCATCTGTTGATTGTTGTTTAAGTTAGCCATATCCATATCTAAGAAAGACTTAGCATTTTGTACTGCAGCTTGTTGTTGATTAGATAAATTTTGTTGTTCTAGATTAGCAACAGATGCTGCTTGAGCCATCACCATAGCTTGATTATTACTTAGGTTGTTTAAATTCATCGTATTAGCATTACGTGAGTTCTCAAGCGCAATAGATTGTTCAGCTGTAAAGTTCATGTTTGCTATATCAGAAATCTTAGCTGAGTTAGCAACACGAGCTTGAAAAGCTTGATCAAATTCTTGTCCTATAAATGTAGCACGTTGTTGTGCGGCAAGCATAGCACGTTGTTGTCTGTTTGACAAGTTTTGCATCTCAAAACCTGCGACAGTTTGAGCATCTTGCATAGCTATAGGTAATGCAGATTCCATTGCCGCTTGTATAATAGCTTGACCTGCCATTGATGATGCACCTAAACCTCTAGCCGCCATCTGTGCATTAGCATTACGCATTGCTCCAGCTGCCCATGTAGGAGTAGCACCACCTTCAAAGTCTTGCATAAGATCATCAAGCTGACCTTTTACAGTAGCTTTATCTGATGCTGTAGCAGTAGCCGCTTGTATCTGTTCACTGAATGCAGCTGCTTTAGTAGCATCAGCCGCACCTGACACTAGTTCACCTTCTTGTATTTCCCTTTGTACTGGGTTATCCATAACCGTAGCTGTACCTTGAGCTGCAGTTATTGATGCTACGTCAGTGGTCGTAGGATCTTTCGTAGCAGCTTGTACTACACCTTCAGCAGAGACAGTACCTGTAGCAGCTTTAGAAGCGTCTGTAGCCGCCTTAACAGCATCTGAGGCTGTAGTGGCAGTCATAGTAGCAGCAGTAACTGGAGTTGCTCCAGAAGCTAGTGCAGTTGAAGAAAGAGTATCTGGAGATACTGTAGTAGCTGGAGCAGTTATTTCACCTGCACCTTCACCTATCGTAGTACCTGCAAGGTTAGTATCCACAGTAGATACTTCAGGGGATGCTGCTAATGACCCTGGGTCTGTAATAGTTTTAGATACTAAGTCACGAGTACTTGAAGCTAGATCAGCTGCACCACCACTCTGAGCATCTTGCATAATTTTATTAAGTTCAGATAACTTAGCATTTAAAGCTGCAGATATTTTCTCTGCACCATAAGTAACACCAGGTCTAGGTGTAGATTTAGCAGCTTGTATTTTCAGACCAGTTCTAGCTATAGTATCTAGACCTTGCGCATTACCAGCACCACCAATATTCATAGTAAGTGCTGTAACATATTCTGCTATCGCTGCATCATCTTTTTCTTTTTGAATATCTTCTGGTGTTTTTTGTTCTTGAGCCGCTAAAGTATTTTTTGAGGCCATTGTATCACCAGGGCCAGGGCCTTTACTTATAGCCTCATTAATTGCCTGTTGTTGTGCGGCAGGTTTAACATTTCTCTGCATATTAAGTCTTACAGCCTGATCATACGTATAAGGACCATATGAGGAAGGTGCAGCCATCATATTAATACCACCAATAGCAGTTGATGAAGGGGTTATAGGTAAACCAAAACCAACTGGTGTAAACTCACCTGTTACTTTATTGTAGTTTAAATCCTGTCTTCCTACTCTGGGGTCTTGTGTTACACCACCAACATTAAAAGATGATGTTTCATTACTATCTCCACCACCAAACACAGCTCGGTCTCTGAAGTGAACACTAGGCATAAAAGGATTATAAAGACTTCTGCTCATAATTTAAACTCTTTCGTATGTCTCTTATCTGGATCGTGTAGCCTACGCCAGTTTACTTTTTCTTTTCGTTTATATGTTTTGTGATGCTGTTTACGAATCATAGACATTACTTGTCTTGCATGTCCGTAGGGTGTTACAAACTCAATACCCCATAATTCCTCTTTGTTATCGGATACATAATCATTTTCAGTTATGTAGTAGTTGTTAGATAGTAGATCTTTACTAGATTGTTTATCTAACCAACACCAAGTTACTAAACCTATTGGCTTATCACCTTGATAATATAGACTGATGCGGTTATGTTTTATTGGAGCTATTAGATATCTGTAGATGTCTTCTACATTATAAACCTTATGCCATTTACTTTGTTTAAATAACTCTAAACCATCTGCTAGTGCTTTATTATTATCTATTTGCATTATACTAGTTTAACTCAAAAACACTAAAAAGTCAAGCTAATTCAGTCAGCTAAAGGATTATCTAAGGCTCTTTGTAGTTTAGCATTGAGTCTATCTTCTAGTTCTTTCATTGCTGAAGACTGTGATACTCTTACACGTTCTCGTTGATTCTCAAACCTTACTTCAGCATCATCTATCATGGAACGTACCTTGTCTTCATTATCACGTACCATATCTTCTACTCGATCTGTCTGTTGTTCTATTCGTAACAGATCATCTTTTAGACCATTCTTAATATCTCTAGTGTACTCTACACTCTCTTCAACCTTTTCAGATATACCTGATACCTTAGCATCCATGACATCCATCTGTTGTTGATATGCAGTTAGGTCTAACCCTGCAACTTCTTCTATCTTTTGATATAAAGTGAAACCACCATACAAACCACCAACTACTGTAGATAGGAAAGCTAGTATAGCTAGTACTGAACCTGCTGTTAGTTTTACACCACCAGCTTTCACTTCTCTGTCAGCTAGGCTTTCAACGTTAGTTAAATCTACCATTAGTTCTCAAAGTCCATACCACCTGACTGTTGCAGGTTCTTCAATGCTTCTAGCTCATTACGTAGTTGCTGTATCTCTAGTCTACGTTGGGCTAACTCTACCTGATACAAGTCGTCACAATTAATACGAGACTTAGGTTTATCAAGAGGTATAACAACACGGGCATACAATCCTACATCTTTACTTTGGTGTGAAAAACTTGATGGATTAAACGTACCACCTACATTATTGACTACACCAGTTACACCAAACTCTAAGTTTACACCACCACCTACAGCATTACTACAGTCTAAGTTACCTGCCCTAAATCTATCTGATTGATAGTTCATCGGTGGGTTAGGTAGTGTTAGAGCTAGGTTGTTACTCTCAGCTAATGCTGAACTAGCTACGACACATAGAGCTAATGCTAATCTCATGCTGGTACACCATCAATACGTGAGCATATCCTAGAGACAACCAATGTTCTTGACTGTGTTTTCTTCTTTACCTTTGATGTAGTACAAATATATGTAGCTTCATCTAAATCTAACTCACGTATATACACAATAAAATCTTTACGTTCTTTATAGCCTACCTTAATAATTCTATACTTAGATGAGAATGGTATGTTTGTAAAGTTTAAATCAAACAAATCTATCTGATAATACTTTACATCTTCTCGTGAGTTAAACAAAGACATCTCTGCTTTAACTACACCTGCTACGTAAGTAGGTTTTAGTACTGGGTAGGCTGGTGTCATTTCATGTGCAGAAACAACAGTAGCCCAACCCATAAACGCTATGATTAGTTTATTTAGCAATACAACTCGCTTGTACTACAGCGGTATAAGTACCGCCAGTGAAAGGCTTTGAGGCGGCATAAGTCGCAGTTGAAGATGTAGAAAACCATGTGCTACCAGCAACAGTCAGATCAAACACAGTTGTGTTGTCATATACTATCTTAGCTGAATCATAACCTGACATACCTGCATCTGATGTTTTAGTTACAGATGTAGAACCTGTCCATGTTACATTGTCTGATAATGCTGGAGAGGATGTAAATGAAGTAGGGTGAGTAATATTAGCTGTGTAGTAATCTGCAATCGCTACATCAAATCTAATTACAGGTAATACACCACCATCAGAAGGTGCAGTACTTAGTACACTAGCTGAAGGGTTGCCGTATACACCTGCTTTGTCTGTCTGTATGATACACTTAGCGGATACATTACCTGTAATATCTACATTAGCAAATGCTGGTAATGCACATAGTGATAGTAGTGCTATTGAATATTTCATTGTGATCCTCATTTGTTATACTGCATGTCTACCATTTTTTCATGTAGTACTTGTTGTGCTAAATTGTTTCGTAAGGCTTTCTTGTTGTCTGCTATAGTTCCGTCTTTTAGTCCAGCGGCATCGTTTAGTGTACCGCCGTTTATCTTTGCATTGTAATACATATTAATATTAGTTTGTTTGTTAATAGCCATGATAATGTCATCTTGACCTTGTGTCTTAAATAAAGTGAGAGCATTAGCAGATGCAGTTAAACCCATCTCTATGCGTGTCTCTTCTTCTTCCTCTTCTTCATCTAATATAAGTTTACCATCTTCGTCATACTGGAACTCATCAGCTTCTAGTGTATCTACAACTGCATCATCTTCTAGTGCGTCATAGACTACAACCTCTGGTAAGTCTGGCATAGGCTTAACGTAACCTGCACAGGTAGGATCAGACTGTGGATCGTAGCACTTGTCTAGTCTGTAGTTATATATTACCACAGCATCTTTAACAGTTCCTTCACCTTCAACTTCAACAAACCCAGTACCCCATTGTGATGCTGGTATATTTGAAAGAGGGAAAGACTTAACAATAGTATTTCCGGGTACGCCAGACCAGTCATCAGTCTCTCTAAATGTATAACCATCTCCACTTGCGTTATGATTACCTACATGTACCTTCATGTCAGCATCTGGGTCTTTTACTGTAGTGTATCTATATAGTAATCCATTTATATCTACACCACCGATGCTAGGTAAGATAGAATCCATAACCCAACTTAATGCATTAGATGCCGCATTACTTGTAGCACCGTAAGTGTACGGCTCAGAGTAGGAGTAAGAAGGCAAGAGTACTAAAGATAACACCCAAGCCAATCTTAGTTTCGCTGTTCTCATCAAACATCTTTCTGATTACATCGTTTTGATCTCGTTCGATCTCTTCTTTGACTGCTTCCATATCCCATGCTAGTC